TTACGAAGACACTTGCGAAAGTGCAGGTCGGCGGTCGGAACTACTATCGAGATTCTGAGAAGATTAGAACAAGTACGCGTTTCTTCCCTTTCCCTCTACATCCATATCTTACTCAAGAAAATGTAGGGGAGACTTGGACTCTATCGTTTGATCTAAAAATCAACGAAGGTGGCGAGATTCGTTCTCTGCATTTTTATCATTATCAAAGCAATCGGTTCGGTCTGAAAGCTAGTGCAAACATCACTCCAAGCAAAGAATGGCAACGGTTCACGTTCACAGGTCCAGTTATCTTTCCAAATGATGATCCTCGTTATGCAAGAGGCGAGATGGCCTTGTATGACTACGGTGGAAACAATAGCTATTCTGTTCGTAGGATTAAACTTGAAAAAGGTACTCTAGCGACTGACTGGAGTCCTGCGCCAGAAGATGCACAAACCCAAGTAGTCGAAACTCAAGAGAGCTTGAGAGGTCTTGAACGCAAGTTTGAGACGTTTAAAGAACAACAATTCACGAAAGAGGAATTTAACTCGAAAGATTGTATCACTGGAAGTACAGAATACCAAGTTTTGAAACACCAAGTTGAATCTTTAGTGAAGCAAACGCAGACTTTACAGGAGCAATTGGCTCTTGTTAAACCTGCACCGAGACGGGCGCCGATGGCTTATACGATTGATTTAAACAGTACACCGCCTATTGCATGGTTCGATAATGGATGCGGGCTAGATGTAGGTAATAACCTCACAATTTTGGGCGCTAAAAGAAGTCAAGGATTAAGCAATCAACCTCCAGTCTATGATTTTCCAAACGCGATAATTAGAACATCTATGGGTATTCTTGGTTTGGATGAGTGGAAAAAAGCGAGATTTGATTACTGGCACGATACAGTAAAAGTACTGAATCCGCTAAAATCAGCAGATGATTACGATTGGACAAGAGCAAGGTTGACTGAAAGAGGTTCCATGTATGAATACCAGTGGAATAATCAAAGAAATATCATTCGTGTGATGTATCAATTAGGCATTTGGGACGCTAAAATCGTTGAAAGTTTAGGCGCAGTAAGGCGCTAGAAAGGAAAAAACACATGCAACAAATTAGTGAAATTATCGCAAACGGAGCAGTAAGCATTACAATTATTTTGCTTGCTATCGCAGTTAAAACGTTCAAGGAGTACCTCGTCAAAGAGGGTGGTGAAAAGACTGTCAAAATCGCTGAAATCCTAGCTAAAAATGCAGTACACGCAGTAGAGCAGGTGGCTCAAGAGACTGGCTTCAAAGGTGATGAAAAGCTAGAGCAAGCTCGTGATAAAGTCCGAGCTGAGCTTACAAAATACAATATCAGCATGACTGACAAGGACCTCGATACATTTGTCGAGTCAGCCGTGAAGCAGATGAACGACGCTTGGAAAGGACAAGAGTAATGGATATCGATACAAGCAGACTACGTACGGACTTGCCTCAAGTTGGCTATGCGCCATACCGACAAGTACACGCCCACTCAACAGGCAACCGCAACTCAACAGCCCAAAATGAAGCAGACTATCACTATAGAAAGGACCCTGAACTTGGGTTCTTTTCTCATGTCGTTGGAAATGGTCGAGTTATGCAAGTAGGCCCTGTAAACAACGGATCTTGGGATGTTGGTGGCGGTTGGAATGCTGAGACCTATGCAGCAGTTGAATTGATTGAAAGCCATAAGACACAAGAAGAATTCGACCGTGATTACAGGTTATACGTTCCGCTTTTGCGAAATCTTGCGGACGAAGCAGGTATCAAGACGCACGAATACTGTACCAATAACCAGCCTAACAATAACTCAGACCACGTTGACCCTTATCCATATTTAGCTAAATGGGGTATCAGCCGTGAACAATTTAAACAGGATATTGAGAACGGCTTGAGTGTTGAAGCAGGATGGAAGAAGAATGATACAGGCTATTGGTATGTACGCTCAGATGGTTCTTATCCAAAAGATAAGTTTGAGAAAATCAACGGAACTTGGTATTACTTCGACGGCTCAGGCTACATGCTTGCAGACCACTGGAAGAAGCACTCAGACGGCAACTGAGGCTGGTACTACATTAAAGCAGACGGCACAATGGCAGATAAGCCAGAATTCACAATTGAGCCAAATGGCTTGATTACGACTAAATAATCTTAAAAATAAATAGAAAGGAAACTTTCTAAAATGTTCTTTCACCGCAGGCTCAGGCTTGCGGTTTTTTTGTTTGCTCTGAAAGTAGTTTCAGAATGGAAAAAGTTTAAAGTTCTTTATCAAAATACTTGACGAACGTAAAGTATAGTGTTATAATTAAGACAAGATAAGGAAAGGGAGTTCAAAAAGAACTCAAAGGAAAATCAAAATGGTTACATATAACGAAAAATTACAAGCAGTACAAGAATTTGCATTTGGCATCATCAAAGAGTTTTCACTTGATACAGAAGCTCCAAGAGTTTTAATGGCTTTAGCTAATGTCCGTCCAGTTGACCGCAAACAATTCTTTGAATTAAACGAAGGTAAAAGTGCAAGAGAAATCTACTACGCTTTGGCTCATAGCGGTTCAATCGCTCAATGGCTTGAAGATTATGCTTTGGTTGCATACATCAATGATTAACAAAATATAAGGAGAAAAAAGATGATGGAAAATAGAATTGAAGAGTTACTTAATGGAATTTATGAATTAGAATTTCAAGGCAAAATGACTTTCGAAGAGTTCGCTGATGGGTATGACTTTTGGGTTGATGAAGATAATATACTCTTAATAGAAGGTCGGGGCATGAAACCAATCGACGGCGTGAGAAAAGTCGGATACGTTGATAAAGGGGTGATATATGCGTATTAACACATCACAAGTTGAGGCGGTCTTGATGAATAAGGCTGTCTCAGCCTATCGTTTAGCAAAAGAGATAGGAATCCAAGAGAGTTCTATTTCTCTCTTGAGAAACGGGAAGAAAGACTTCAATAAGTTGAGTCTTGAAGTAGCTATGAGGGTGCAATCTTGGATTGATGCTGGGAATTATCGTTTTAGCTACGATTATTCAGAGTCAATCGAAGAACTGGAAGCGGACATGGCTGAGGGATTGACGGACGAATATATCTATATCGTTCGTGGGGAATACAACGAAATATTGGGTAAATGTCCTATCATCGATTACTACTATACTCCTGAAGAAATCGAAGAAGGGGGCATAGCCGAGAAAATCCTTACTACTTCGGTGCTTGCTGAAATGAAAGCTGATAACGAAATATTTTAAATACCGTGACAAAAATCACGGTTTTCTATTTTGCAAAACCACTCATTTTGAACAATTAGAAACCAAAATTACAATCCTATTCTTCAAAAAAGCGCTTTCTTGAAGAATAGAAATGAGAATCGTGTCGCATTATTGTCAAAAATGCAATTTTGTCAATAATAGATCCTTTTTGTTTTTAAATTATTGTCAAAAACGGTGTTTTGTTAAAAATAAAAAATAATGATTTTTTCATAACTTTTTATCTTTTTTTACGAATAGATAAGTAAGGAGGAAGAAAACATGAACATTTTGAACATTAAACTTGCAAATGTAGAGCAGACAGACTTAGGTTTTGAACATTGGGTAGATGTAACTTACCAAGTGCCGATTTTGGAAAATAAGTACACGGTCAAGCTGTTGCTGCTCATGGAATGCAAGATAGAGGACCAGGAAGTGATTGAGTATCTGGTCAGCACTTGGAAATATCGTGATATCGTAGGACATTCAGCTATGATGCACCAGATTGAAAGGGGTGTTCCAGGGGGCAAAAAAGGGGCATAAGGTGTAAACTTTTGTATTTTTACGGTAAAAAATATATGTAAGTTGTAACGCATAAAGTCTTATTTGGTAAGTTTTTTATCTTATCTCTTCCTATTCATATAGTAGAATTCAGTTACTCTTAAATAATAGAGCGACTACATTAGTAGCTTAAAAACATGATTAAACCGCTATTCTTAGGATTAGCGGTTTTTATTTTTATGTGCCAGGGGGCAAAAAAG